AATTCTTTATCACCACCATAGGTAGGTGTGCCAGTTTTAATATTGTTGTTATTGTCAAAGTATTTGCCAGTACCTGCTGATAGTTTGACCACTGCACCTACACGAATATATTTTAAGTTGTTACTCACACTAGCACCCACTGGCTGTGGAGTGTCAGAAGAGTTAAACCAATATCCAGTTACTCCATTGGAAATATCAGTTGACTTATTCCAACTAATAGTTGATGTAATGCTAATGGTTGGATAGAACGCATAGAAAAATTGCAGTGTTTCTTGACTAGTAAGAACATCTGCTACCTGACCATAGATAATACGTCTAATGTCGTTGGTATTTTCATATTCAAAACTAAAACTCTTAGCAAAACTTTCTCTGTACAAGTATCCGTCTTGTGCAAATATATTTGTTGATGAGTACTTACCAGTTGTGTCAATAACATCTAGGTAACGACTAACACCTGAGGTTGTTCTGTTGACTGCTTTAACTTTTAATACGTTACTAAACAGGGTGTAAGGAAGAATATTATAGTCTTCACCTGTGACCATTCTGTTTTGTGTGTAATATTGTTGTGGTGCTTTCTGTCTAACTTCTTCAACCGTTTCACGTGAACTTGCATTGGCCACCGTGTACTGTAGACTTGCTCTAACTGTTAGTGTTTCTGTACGGCCATTTCTGTTGACATAGTTAATGTTGACTACAATGCCCTGCATTTCATCAGGAGTAATTTTATAGTCTAATCCGTTTGATGTTCTGTAGTATAATCTGAAATTACCTTGTGGTATATTGGCAAATGATCCGTCACCAAATACTAGATCAATTTGATCGCCTGCTTTGGTATTAACCTGATAGATGTTTTTATTTGTTAATTGATTATAGATAATATTGTTAAAACTCACAGCAGGAACTTTATCCCACAGTGTAGTTGGATTTGATGCTGTGTTTAATTTATACAACCAGCAGTCTGTGTTGTTGATATTATCTGAAGTAACACTAAACACTCTATTAGGAATACTTTCACTGAATGAAAAATCTGTTTGTTTTAATTCGCCTTGTTTAAAATATAAAAAGAAACCTGTGTTTGCTGATGAGTTTCCTAAATTATCTTTTCTGTATAGTATATTAAATGGTGAACCTGGTCTTGGAGCATTTTCATATACGTTGATGTCATTTTGTGATGTTGGTGATACAATTTCAAATCTCTGTCTAGAGCCTTCAACTGTTGTATCAAAACTGTATGTTGGTACAATACCACTTACTAGGTTAAGTTGATATTCATCAGTTTCAATGCCGTTAATTAATTGACTGTTGTTAGGTTTACCAACAACCTGGTTAGCATTCATTGCGGCATTGAGAATAGAATTAAACTGCTCTTGCCAATTATCATTACCAGTGTCATTCCATTCAACAACCAATCCTGATAAATTTAAACCATCTGAATCATAAACAACTTCTGTTGTTGACACTGAATCAATTTTTAAGTAGCCACTGGCTGGTATATTACGTTTAGGAACATAACTGATCAGACGTGCTAGTTTAAGAACTGAATCTCTACGTTCTGCTGTGTCAATAAAGTTTTCACGAGCATTAAGATCTGAACGAAATGCTAGACTCTGTCCTAAGAATGAGATAGTATCTATTAAAGCGATAAATTCACTTGACTCAATGAAGTCATTGAAGTCTTCTGGATAATATAATCTTAGATAGTCAATCATTGACTTACGAATAGTTTCGTAGTCATAACTCTGGAAGTCTGCATCGCGGAATGTTTGGTAGACTTTGGTCCAATCCTCCGCCACTAATAAACTAGATTGTCTTGTTGTTATTGCCATTGATCAAGGTTCCTATTATACTAGTGTATTTATTCAAGGAAATAATGTACTACTATTATGTTGACGTTGCAGACTTGGTTTCGTTGTCAAATTTGAGATTTAAAACAGTTCTAAGATCGTTAGGTATGTATCTTAGTTCTAATTCTATCTGTAGACCATGTAGATACTCTGTAATTACTACATTATCTACTCCTATGCGTGGGTCATAGTTGACAATTGACTGTATATCTTGAATTATTACGCTTTTTAGGTCTTCTGTGAGTGGTTCATGGATTACATTCCATATGATAGTACCAAAGTTAGGGTTCATTAACTTCTCACCTTTACGTATGTTAAAGTGATTAAGTAAATCCTGCTTAACTAAGTTGAAATCAGTGAGACGAAACTTTTGATTACGTCCAACTGTACTAAATCCTTTGTATGTAATAGCCATATAGATATTTATCCTGCCTGAATT